TTTTGCATTTGCCAGTTCATCGCTTATTAGCGAAAATGTCATTTGTTTTTTCATACCTTTATTTTACCATATTTTTTCTTTTATTACTAGATGCTTTGTGCGGTATTGCCTTAAATTAATTTGCAGGTTATTAATTTTAAATAAATTTGAAATTTGGCAAAACGAATATTTGGGGAAAGTACACAAATTTTTATAAATATTACGTTTTAAATAAAATTTACAAAATGTATTGACATACACGCATTATTGTGGTATATTAAATAAGAAGATTTTTATAGAGGTGATTTCTATGCGTATTATGGGGCATTGTTCTAAATGTGGTAATATAATCATTTCAAATTCAATTGAATGTACTTTTTGTGAATATAACGCACTTGTTTCTTGAATTTGATAGAAATTTGTTATACATACTAAAATATTACATGATATGTTATAGTAAATAACAAATCTTTTGAAGCCATATTAATAAATAAAATATAAAAGGATGTATAGACATATGAAAAAAATAATTACAGTATTTTTACTACTTTTATACATTATTTTAGTTATTCCATTCTCATCTTATGCACATAGCGGAAGAACTGACTCGAAGGGTGGACATAAAGATAATAAAAATAAAAGTGGTCTTGGGTATTATCATTACCATTGTGGTGGGAATCCTGCACATTTACATAAAAATGGAATTTGTCCATATAAAAATTCGACCGATTATAATTATGGAAACACTTCACTTACCCATAGAACTTCACCATCAAATTCTACAACAACTGTAGTAAAATATTGGAGTTATAACAGATATTGGAATGGGTATAACTTTGTTACTGGGTGGCAAAATATAGATGGCAAGCTATATTACTTTGATAGTAATGGTTATTTGTATAAAGATCAGTGGCTAAAAACTGACAATGGAGAAAAATATTATATTGATCATAACGGAGTAATGTGTATTGGTTGGACAAAAATTAACGATAATTATTACTATTTTAACAAAGATGGGATTATGCTTACGGGTTGGAATAAAATAAACAACAATACTTACTACTTAGGCGAAAACGGACAAATGAGAACAGGATTATTAAAGGTTGATAACTTTATTTATTATTTCAATAATAACGGTTCTATGTGTACGGGCTGGATAACTATTAATAAAAATACATATTATTTTAAACCGAATGGTAAAGCTTCTGTAGGAAAAGTAAAAATCAATGGTATGGTTTATAATTTTGATAAAAACGGAAAACTGATTACAAGTAATAGCAATTTTAATGAATCTTCAAAAACATTAGCATGGGGTATGTATCCCGAAGAAGTTATCGAAATTAAAGCGTTATCTGACTATGAAATATTAAATAATTTGTTATACACAACAAATCACACTATCAATAATTGTTATATGTTTGATGATAATAATGAACTTTGTGGGTATGGTAAAATAACAGCATATTCATCAGATTCGTGGTTTAAATTTAAGGTTAAATTAATAGAACAGGGTTGGGAAGTTATATATGACGATAGCAACCTCTCATCAGACCCGCAGAATCCTATATATGTGTCAGGTTTTATGAAAGACTCCCACATAACATTATTAGTTAATGATAATTTAAAAATTATACAGATGAGATTTTCTGACTCATATATAAAAAACCTTTTATAATGCATCTTACCTATTATCAAATCTCCCAAGTGCGGCTCAACTGCCGTATCGACAGGAGCAAAAGGATTTAGTATCGTCACAGGTTTTTTAGGTTCGGGACAGACCGTGAATAGGTGCGGAAACTGCGGATATAAGTGGAAACCGAAAGGGTAGGGGTTAAGTAAATGGTTGTTTCATAAAGACCTCTTTTAAAATTTAATAAGATTTAAGTGTAAAATACTTATAGAAAACTATCAATTATACAATAGGCTTCTATAAGTGTTTTTATTGTTTCATCTGCTAAAGCATTTTTGAGTTCTGTAATTTTGTCTTTATACTCCTCAATGCCTTGATTTTGTTCTTTTAAGCTTTTTGCTGACTCGTTAGCTTTTTCAATTAATTCCTTTTCTCTATTGACAAGATAAGTAATTCCTGTTATAATAGCATTAATAACAAGCATAATACCCATATTAAACGCCACATTCATGGCTACACCGGCAGCTTTGCTTGCTACCGCCGATGTTTTTTGTGCAAGCGTAAGCTTTCCTGTTTGAGTTGTTATAGCTTGAATTTGAGAATCACAAGCAGCCATTTGTGCTTTATATTCTTGTTGATCAATCTTTCCAGAACGCATTTGACGACTAAGAATACTTTGTTGAGTATGTAATTCTCTGATTGCTTTTGCTTGTTTTTGAACATAAGTGTGAGAGTTAGATAAGTTTGTATTATATGCTTTATGAAAACTTACTCCATTTTTAAGTTCGGAATTAAATTTTTGAAAATTTTCAATGTCGCTTTTGCTTACAAAATTTCCCAAACTACGTATTCCTTGCCCACTTTGGAAATCTTTTTTTATATCAATAAATGCTTTATTGAGCAATCCGAATTTTGATATAAGTTTATCAGTATCATTTCCAACCTGTCTAAACACCATAAAAATATCATACGTTTTGAATATAATAATTTTAATAGGAGGAAATACTTATGGAACAAAATCCAAATAATCAAGATCAGCCCATGACTAAAAAATGCCCTATGTGTGGGAAAGAATATCCTAAGAAACAGAAATATTGCGGAAAATGTGATGCTTTATTAATGCGAAAAAAAGATTATGAACGTTTTGAAATGGATAAATATTCTGTTCCAACGCAAAACGCAGTTCAAAAACTTGAAAACGAACAAAATATCCCTAAATGTCCCACCTGTGGCTCGACTAACATAAAACGCATAACCACCTTAGATAGAGCGGTATCAGTAGGGACTCTGGGCTTACTAAGTGGTAAAATAGGGAAGAACTACGAGTGTTTGAACTGTAAGGCTAAATGGTAATGCTATGTAAAACCTGTTCTAAACATATTTATCAAATCCTTTCTAAATATCTTAAATAATAAATCACTCCCATATAATACAATTGCTGTGTTATATAGGAGTGATTTATTAATGTAAGCTTTTTATGTAATCACAAAAATGCTTAAATGATTTACCATGATTTGTTGTTTCTATCCGAGTTACTATTTCACCAAAAAAATCTTTATTAGCCGCAATGTCGGGTTTGTTTTTTCTATATATCATATGATTATATCTACACATTTCATGTAGATAATTAAAATGAAACCCAGCTTTAGTATTTTGTGTATTTTCAAATGGTATAATAGATTTTACCATATTTTCAGGGTCTAAATCTTTAACATTATAGTATGTAAAAAACTTATAAAATGGACTATCAAGCGGTGGCGGGTTGATAGGATATAATTTAGAATTACACAATAACCAAGTTTCAAAACAACAATTACATACAATAACCTTAGATTTAAAGTTTATTTTAGAATGGCAACAAAAATCTTTAATCTTAGTTTCAACTTTAACAATTCTATCGTCAATAGAAAATTCGTCTGCATCCAAGATTATTATTAAATAATCAATCTGTTTGTTATATTCTATTATTGTGTTAATAGTTTTTAATAAAACTTCATCTATAAGATTGTATATTCCATAGCCACTTTGCAAAGTGTAATTATTATTTTGAATATTTGATATTTGCAAAACTCTTTTGCATGGGAAATCTAAATAATCTAACCAATATGGCAAAATTCGATAAAGAGATTGCTCGTCTTCTGTAAGTATACAACAATTCATATTTTACCTTCAAACTCCCACCAATTTAATAATTTAAAATATGCGTCGTGTGGATTATTGTCTATACCGGCATCTGGCGCAAGTCTATTGCTTATAGTTGATGTTTCTCTTTCAATAATACGCCATTTACAAGGTACAATTTGTCTAATTATTTTAGGGTGGTGACTGGTAATAATAAACTGCAAATCAGAGCGTTCAGTTAATAATAGTTCAGATAACGCATCAATACAATTTACACCTAATCCATTTTCAAATTCATCAATTAAGATAACAGAATTAGGTTTTGAAGCAACTAATTCGATTATATAATAAATTGTTTTTAACATTCCGTTTGAAATATCTGATTGTAACAATTTTTTATTATATACATCAATTGAAGTCACATAAACTTCTTGAAAAATATCTTCTTCGACGTTAATATCTGAAATTTCTGGAAATAACTCTTTTACATAATTATATATAGAAACATATTTAGTATCGTAAAAGTATTTTTTGGCTATATATAATTTACATATAGTTGGTAGATTATTAAACGAAGAAAAATCCTCATCATTAGAGCGAGATATTATTTCATTAATTTTTTTCTTAAATCTTAAGAAACTATCCTTTTCCATTGCTCCTTTTACAGCAATTTCCATGTTCAATGGACAAATTTTTTTAAAATCAGATATGATTTCTTTATATTTATCTTCACCATTATATTGTGACAACAAACTTTCATATTTTTTAGGAGTAGGAAATTTTTCAAAACCTAATAAACTAATTTTTTCTCCCTCTCTCAAAAATATCGGTTTATTATTTAAAAGCAGTTGTTCAAAATAGAATTCATATTCCTCATCATCAATTTCTTCGTCTACAGATATAAATTCATCATTTGATTTTTTTATAACATAAGACCACTCGTATTCTTTTCCTTCATTAATTGTAAAATTTAATTTCGCAGAAAATTCTTTGTATAAATTAACTCTATTCAAAGCAATTCCTAAAGAGAAAATAATCGCATCTAAAATTTGACTTTTTCCTGCTCCCGACAAACCCACTAAAAGAGTTATATCGTCATTAAATTTAACTCGTTCGCATTTTAATCCTGTTTCCGAATTTTCAAACTCAATCCAATTAATCTTCACCATATCACCCTATCGTATTTTGCTATATAACGTCATTATATCACATTATACGACAAAATACAATCCTCCTTTTCGCTTTTTATTAATTATATCATAAATGTGTATTGAATTTTTGTAGAACTTGCACGAATAACACAAAAACTTACACAAATGATATAACATAGTGAAAAGAAGATTATGTAGTTCAAACAAATTCTCCATAGAATATTGACATTCCACAGAGAATATGCTACAATAAAGTTAGCAATATCCCTTGTGGATTTGTACTAAATAGTGTAAACCAGAACTTTGGTAGGGGACGGTTTGCACTATTTTTTTATATCAGACTTAAGTTTGACAATTCCACGCCGCACACCTTCTGTTCTGGGTATATCCTCTTGATTACAGTATGTTTCCAATATTTCATCACTTTCTTTATCAAGACGAACGTGAATGGGTTTTGACTTGGGATTATCTGTTTTGGGTCTGCCCGTTCTGGGAGACATTAACGTATCACCTCACTTATTGTAGCCCTAAAATTATCATATATTGTGGGCTACGTAAAGTCAATATGTAATAATGCACAAAAATTAAAACAAAAGGATGTATAAGTACACAACTTTTTTATATTTCAACCTTGTGTTCTGTATCTAATTATAGAACATATTTTCTGACTTGTCAATGCTTTTTAAAACAAATGTGCTTTTGAACAAATGTTTTTATAGTTTTTATAAAGAATGTACAAGGGGATTGTGCAGAGTGATGAAATTTGTCTAAAGAAAGGAGATAATGTTGATTTGGGTTGGGGAGATATTGTATAATATCCACATAAGCAATTGGATTTTTTTTGTTTAAAAAGTGGATTTTGATATTTTATAAAAAATGACTTGTGTAAAACGCATAAATATTGTATCAAAAAACTGTATAATTTAATGGAATTTATCAGATTATACAGATTTTGCTTGCACAAATTATTATTTTATAATAATTTAACAGGTGATTAAATTATGGCAAATAAAGAAACGATTAATGCTTACAATATAGCAGATGAATTTAACATAGATACTGCCATAAACGAAGAGCATAGACATTATATAAAAAATCGGGTCTTAGCACAAATTAAATGGTATGATAAAAAGGCAATTGATTGTCAAAAAAGATATAAACAATTGTCGTGTATTAATATTGCATTAACATCAATTATTCCTGTGTTAACAATATTGGGACAATATACAGGAATTAAAATATTAATTGCTATTGCCAGCGCTGTCGTTTCAGTAATTTCGTATATGATTACTATTAATACATACAAAGAGTTGTGGGTGCAGTATCGTAGCAATTGTGAACTACTTAAAAGCGAATTGCATAAGTTCATAAATAAAATTGGAGACTACAAAACACAAGACATATATGATAGGTTTGAGCTATTTTGTTACAATTGCGAGAATTGTTTTGTTGAGGAGTTTGTCTCGTGGCAAACAGTTCAGGATAAAAATAAAACTCACTCATTCACAACTTCGTAAGTTTTTTCAAAAATATCAGGCTTGCAAGGGTATTGCTCACCATTTACTCCCGTTATGATATAATCCCCAACAGAAGCGGTCATATCTCCTTCAAGAGTATGAATAACCATTTCTTTATCGGTCTGATATGCCTCTATAACAACGGGTTTTTTTCTGTATTTTTTTACATTGGTATTCATTTTATTTTTCCTCCTATTAATAAATATTTAAAATTAGAAAGGTTGATTTTTATGCCAGAACTGAAAACGTATGATTTATTTATTAGTCACGCTTGGAAGTATGGAGATGAGTATGATAGGTTGATTAGCTTATTAGATAATGCTCCAAATTTCAAATACCGAAATTATTCTGCTCCAAGCGACAAACCTCTTGAAAATTTAGACAAAAGTCCTGTGAACACTTCACAGAAAATTAAGGACGCAATACATAGGAAAATCGATCCAGTGAAACTGTGTTGTGGTAATTTCGGGAATGTACTACAATCACCGCGAATGGATGCAGTTTGAAATTGACTATGCCAAAGAAAAAGGCAAGCCAATTGTAGCGGTTAAACCTTATGGTAACTCCCAAATTCCTTCTGAGATACAAGATGTGGCAGATGTTGTTGTTAATTGGAATACCGACAGTATTGTTGGTGCCATAAGAGAATATTCATTATAATAGCATTATAGCACAAAATTCACAACAAATCAAGTAAAAGGTGCCGCAGGTGCCGCACCCTCATCAGCGGACAAAATAAAATGCATCTAAGGATACAAATGAATAATTACGGTTACTTTTGGACATAATAGTAATTGCTTTGCTCATACGGAGGATAGGGCAACGCTGAGGAGCGACCCGACGCAGACTGTGGGATAATACGGTGAAGAGCAGCGGTACGAAAAGCCGCTGTTTTTCTCTTCATCGGATATCTCCAAGCGGGTAAACCTCGGTAGTGCGATGGCAGAGTCCTCGTCAGCCGTCAGTCTGCCCTCAAAGGAAATCGCAAATTGATTCATAAGCAATTCCCCAGTCACAGACGGATTTATTTATTTCGTTTTTCTTTATTTCTATATTGTTTGTATTGGTCATATTCTATCCACCCTCCCCATTTTTTTGAATAACAAATCCACTTGTAAACAAGGTCAGGGTAAACATACCAAAATAATTTTCTTTTAAGTATTGCGGTTGAATCGGGACACCCCTTAGTGTCAATTACTTCAATATTTCCGTTTGAATATGTCACCACGAAATCAGCCACATAATTTATTGGTTGCACTGTTTTATTATCGTGAATAAACTTTGGTTGTAACTCATATTTAACTTGTAGTTTTACATCGGTAATATCGCCACTCTCCACTTGGGGTAAAATGTAATCACGATAATATTTCATTTCCAATACAGAATCAAAGGTTATTCCGTTATATGTACGTTTTGATTTGTCTTTATCAACATTAAATTTGGTTCTTTTTATTTTCTTCACTCCTAAATAAAAACGGGGCGATATTTTGTCATTTTGCAATGGCGCAATATCGCCCTAATTATTTATTCTTTTTTAAACAGCGATAACTTATTTAAAAGACTATTTTGATATAATTTCTTCAAACTTGTTATCTGAAAGGATATCCTCGACAATGTTTTTAATATTGCCGCAAAATTCGATATTCCCATAAGTATCGATCGCAGACCGCAACTCATTTTGAGCTGTCTTCTTGTCAATTTTACCACGGGAATACTGAATAATCGGTACATGATAAGCAAAGTGTTCAGGGCAGCAAACTACTCTGCGCCACTGAAAAATCTCTTCCATGTTTTTGGGGCAGGTATTACATACCTTAAAAGGTTTGCCGCAAACAAGACAGTCTCGATACTGTTCTGCCATAGCAGCACCTCATTATACAGACTTCTTATAAACCTTGAAGTCCCAGAAACGATCTTCGCCGGAACACTTATCAACAAGGCTCTTGAATTCAAACGGGTGCTCTACCCCATCGCCGCCAAGTTCAAATGTAAAGTTTGAATTCCAGTCACAGCGATAAACTTCAATCTGTATAAAATATGTTTCATCGCAAGTATTTGTACCAAGACAATTGATAAATGTATGAGTTGTCTTGCCGTATGTACCGGACTTATTGCCTACAGAAGCACCGTCCTTTTCGTACTCATAGATCACTTCAGCTGTACCATTCTTGCCATTTGTTGCAGTAGGAAGAGTAATGACATTATCAGCATAAGCAAATTTGCTTGTATCAGCGGCGGTAGCCTGCTCATACTGTGTGCTTACATCTCCGTTTTCGTCTGCTACAGTAACAATCAGGTTGAGGATTTCATTACCCTCTGCACCAGCAGCAGTTTCAGAAAGATTTATGCTTGTATCGTCTTTTCCGAATTTAACAATTTCTCTTTTTCTGAACTTAATCTTTCCTTCTGTGGGTTCAGCACCTGTCTGGAGTGCCATAAGATTTCCGGAAATATAACCGGAAGAACCAGAACCTGTTACAGCCTTGCCCTTTTTTATTGTAAAGAGGGCTTGACCGTTCTTGCCTGTTACGTCCGCGCTATCCTCAGTATTAGCGAGAGATACATTTTTAATTTCATCAAGAATTGACAAACAAGTATCGTCCTCACGCGAATAATTTTCGATAGTCTCTACCGATGTGATAGTCCAACCTTCAAGCATTGCAATTGTTTTCATAAAAAATTCCTACCTTTCTTTTTTTACATTTTTACAAAATAATTCTATTTAATTTAGAATTATCAAGTTTCTTTAAATCAATATTTCCCGACCAATAACCCGACATAATTCCGTCGATCTCACGGTCAGTATATATTTGCTGCAGACAAGCGTATAAATCATAAACGGTTAATTTTTCAACGGTTTTGAAATTATATTTAAAATTACTGTTATTGACCAATAAAAGAATTACACCATCCAGCGAAGACGACATTGAATCCCCTTGATTTTTGTTGCGTTCAAATTGACGTTTGCGTTTCAGACGCTGGCGGTCAATAATATAACGTCTCGTTTCCTCTTCAGGTACTTTGTAATATTCCATATTTTTAGATATATTCAGCATTTGTCTTAACAAATCAGCAAGCTGCAAATAGATTTTTTCATCAATAACAATATTGTTTTCATTGTCAATAACAACAGGTATGTCATTTTTTTGTTCCACAGACAAATCATGTATATCTATATACGGAAATATCATATGCCAGTGTATCAGGCTAACTGAATCAGGATTATTAACCAACCCAAGAAACTTCATTATGAAAAAAACATATTCTGTTACTTTTGTATAATCAATATTACAATCGTCAAGTTCAACCATAGCGTCACATGGAGTTGAAGTAAATATCGATACTAATTGAAAATACAAAAGTTCATCTTCAAAACAATTTCTTATTTCCGAAACCAATGGGATATGTATTGTCAAATTTTCAGTTAATTTATATTCTTTTTTGCCTAACAGGCTGAATTTACTTTTTGCCATATCTCACCTCGTCAGCCCAATCAGTAATCTTAAACGCCATATGTCGCCCCATATAATCATAATTTCCTGAACTATACACCTTACTGTACAAAAGATGATTTTTAGCGATACCTATATTCCTGTTATCATTAAACAGCAATTTCAATTCTCTGTTCAAAATATCATTTCTTAATCTACCCTTGTATAAAGCGTCTTGTTTGTGTGTAAATATCCAAAAGTATAATGTCAGTTCAGTATATGTGCTGCGTGTGCCATTATGCGGAATAACAACATTTTCATCAATATCATACGTAATATAAGAACCCGTTTCAGTAATAGTGTATGGGACGTACTGCTGTGGAATTAAATGTACCCATAATAATTCATCTGCCGATTCAAGGTCAAGCTTATCATCGCCTAAAATTTTGACAATAGTTTCATCTGATAATATTGCATTGGTTACAACGCTGCGGTAATCTTCTATAAGATTATCATTTATTCCTATACTATACACCTCCTGTAACTGTTAGTTTACATATATCTTCTGCTTCCTCGACAACAGCTTTAACAATAATTTCCTTGTTTATATAACTTTGATTATTTGGGCATTTTATTTTGGCAGAATTGCCATCGGGTATAATTTCCGCCGCAATATCACCTTTGACAGACCACACAACTGTTTTGTCGGTATCTACCATTAGAGTTTTAGTACCACCTGCACGAATAGTAGATTGACCGTCATAAAGAATAGTAACCTCGGAAACCTCATAGTAATCACAAAGCCAATTTTCAATAGAATCTCTGTTGGGGTTACGTTCATCTTCTGCAATTGTGATTTTCAACAGTCCTTTATCATAGTTCATAGCGGTTGTATCGTTCTGGGTAATTTTAAATACAGTAGGGTTTTTAGTATTTCTATCCCAGAACACTCTTTTGCCGTGGTCTAATAAAATAGTATTTTCATCTGCTGTTATCGTCACCAAATGTTGAGACGAACCCAAAGTAATAGTTTTATCTCCAGATTCTCCACTGTTGTACTGTGTAGAGTTTATCTCAAACACTGGGTATTCGTATATCTTAGCGTTCTCATCCTGCCATTTAATCCAATAATTACATCTTGTAAGTTTACCCGCACCAAGTATACCGTCTCTATCGTAATACTCTGTACATATCCAATATGTATCTTTATCCGAGTTATACAACACGTCTCCAACTTGAATAGTATCATCAATCAAAGTGTTAAACTTCAACATAATACCGTTAGCTAGCGAGTATTTCTCATAAAAGGTTTTTATTGGAATATTCCGCATATCTTCTTTTGATACGCCAAAACTCCATAAATAAAAATCAGGACTATAAGAAACATCTTTGTCAAACTGATTTTTCATTAGCAGTTTACCGTCATTGATTTTGTTTTGCCTAATATTACCGCCTTTGCTATTTATAAAACACTCCATATGTTTGAAACTCATCTATAACCACCTCTGTAAGTGGTTCTTTGAATGCTGCTTTTGCCTCCACTTTTTTTAATAGCGTCGTAATATCCCTTTTCTTGATATACTCTTGCAAAATAAGAATCCTTTTTAAACGAGTAGTTAATCATCAACTGCTTGTTTTCCCGTTTATACATATCTCGTACTTCAATAACTTTGCCCAATACATTACTATTGTCGTATTTATGAAAGTCAGTTGTACTCATATGAGCTTGCAGAGCGAGGGGAGTACGAATATAAGTAGCGTCAAGGTACGCAATTACCATATAGTTTGACAATATTTCAAAATCAATATCGGACAAATCAAAGTTAAACTGCATTAAAATTTCGTCCCTGTCAGACAAGTCTTGATTACAACTTTCAAAGGCGATAATGGCAGGACGGATATAGTCGTGCAATATATCATCAGCGTTTTCCTCACCGATTTGTATAAAATCATAATCTTTTATTTTTGAATAAACTGAGTTGTACAACTCTTTATATGCCGTAGCCAACCAAAATCACCTCCAGTTGTATTATAAAACAATCAGCTTAAAGCATTACATATCTTCTACCAAATCTAGTTGTAACTTAGTTTGGAGTAACCGTATAACATTAACATCAGTCAATGTTCCTTTTTTATACATATCCCTTACTTTTGATATAAGAATATCCCGCATATTTACTCGCAATGCATCATCTATGGTTTTAGAGATAGTTTTCATATCAGACTTAAACACTTTGTTTAAATCGTTTATTTTAGCTACATTCTCATAGGTAGAAATAAGTCCAAACTGTTTAACAGCCCTTTCGTCAAGAAGTACAACCAAAGGCTTTTTAAGGAAATTCTCATTCTGATTATTCATCTGTGTAATTTCCTCAACAGTCATATGGATTGTAGCACCTATTTTATTCCATACAAAGCTTGCGTTATTAAGCGGAGACTTGTAAATAAGTGTACCAAACGTCAAAGACCGCACAGGTATACTTGCATTCATAGGAAGCTTCTCAATAACTTCTCCGCTAAAATCATTGTCACTATCATCTAAACCATCAATAACAGACATAATAGAGTTTAACTGACTTGATGTTTCCGACTTAATTTCACTGGTTTCAGTTTCCACAGCAACATTGTCGTACTTATTTCCTATATCTCCGTTTTCAGATAAAGCTTCATTGATTTTTTCAATAAGTTTATCTTTGCCTATATTTCCAACTTTAACGTTGTTCTGCTTTGCGATTTCTTTGAGTTCGTCCAAAGTCATTTCTTCAAAATTCAAATTAACAAACATTCCCTTCAAAATATTATTAAGGCGGTAGATTATCTTCACCACCTTAACTAATTATTTTTATTAAACAAGAGTGTACTTGCCGAATATATTGCTGAATACGACACCTACACCGACCTTAGTCTGAATCTGTGTATCAATGGTCTGGTCGTGAGTATTCTCCATACCCAGCTCTCTCGCTCTGGTATCGCCCTCAAAGAAGACTTTGATAAATTTCTCATTGTCAGGAAGTACAAATATAGACTTGTTGTCTACCTTGAAGTTGTATGTACCGCGCTCAAATACCTGCGGAATTTCAACACCAACAACACCAAGACCGGTAAGGTTTACGAGAGTACCAGTGGTTGCCATTTCCTCCTTCTGTGCATTAGAAATCCACTTGCTGTCGATCCCCTCTGCAATAGCAGCGAGACCAACCTTAGTACCTGCAATTACAACACTCTTTTGAGCTGCTTCCTCCACTCTCTGAATAAGTTCGCTCATCTTAGTTCTGTCGTATGTACCGGTTACCTGAAAAGCAGCGGGAAGATATGTACCGGCACCGTTAAACGATGTATACACTCTGTTATCAATTGCTTTAAGCATACCTTTCTGCATTTTATTTACCAGATCGGTAATGGTAATTGTACCCTTAAGAAATCTCTCAAAATCCTGATAAAGATGGATATAAAACCACTCTGTTTTAAGAGAAAAAGACTCATTACCGGGAAGCTTTTTCCTTTCAGTATCCCAGTGATTTCCTGCAAAAGTAGCTGCAACAAGTACAGAATTATCTTCTACAATAAACTCATTCTTATCGCCAAGTGCGCCATTTTTAGTCTCTACGAACTGGTCATAGAAACGAGAACCTTCCCAAGCCAAAGGGAGATTAGTGTTAAGCACAGTTTCCATAATAGTGAAAATCTGATTCTTATGATTTCTCCAGCCAGCCCAAGTAAGCTTTTCCTCACCTAAAATCTCAAAGAAGCCCTGACGAATTGCTTCGTCGGTATATTTTACAGCGTCATCATTAGCAAAAGTCGCAACCCTGCCGACATAAGCGTCATTAATAAGGTTGCACATATCTTTATACATCTTTTCCATTTTTCAACTAACCCCCTTATATTAAACAGTCTGGTTTTTAATAACCTGAATAATTATTTTCTTACCGGTAGCACCAACATTACCCGCAGTACCCGTAGTGTAAGCAAAGCCATACTGTTCTATTTCAACAACACGACCCACAAAGCCATAAGTTGCAGCAGGAGCAGTTGTACCGACATCCTTAATCTTTGTAGTAGCACCATCTACTGTTACATAATCTCCAACCTCAACTTCGCTACCATCATCAACAGTAATGCCATAATCCTCGACACCAAACTTATCGTGATTGATTGCAAGCAGACCATATACTCTAAAAGGAGTATCAGCCTTATTTATGTACTTATCCTCATTCTGATTAACAACTCTGCTGTCATCATAACTCCAAGCAGGATTAGCTACGAGGAACACCTCATCACCCGCCGTAGGAATCTTTGCCTTATAAATATTTCTCTCACCGTCTACAAGGTCGCCCATTGCAACGAGAGAGCCATTTTCAATATCTTTGTCGCAAACAAAATCAAAACATCTACCAGAAACCTTAGTGGTTTCTACAACATTATACTTAGCCATTTCAAGTCCCCCTTACTTATTCATAACTTTAGCAAACAAATCGCCGTATCTATCTTCCTCTTGTGCATATTTATTAACCTTTGAATTGCCAAGAGAGAAAGCAACGGCACTAACCGTAGGGTTATAATCTACACCCTGACCCTTATCCTTAGTCATCATAGCCTTGCCAGCCATAATAGTAAGGTCACGCTGAATATCTTCAACATTCTTCTCATAAAGGTCTTTTCTTGCTCTGTAAATCAAGAACTCGGACATCTTGCCGATTTTCTTAGAATACTCGTTAAGCAGATTATCAATCTGATTACGCTTTTCAGTTTCCAACTGCTCCTGTTCTGCTTTCTTGTACTTTTCAAGTTCCGCAGATACCTTATCAAACTCCGTAGTAAGATCGGCAAACTTACCGGCAATTTCGTTGATTTTTCCCGTGTACTCCTCCGAAAAACTCTTTGCTACGGACATCTCTATCGCTTTTCCTGCATTGTCAGCAATCGTAGCGACCTCTGCGCCGTAGTCAAAACACTTCTCGTCTGCGTTATCACATTCCTTGAAAGTAAAAATACATTCCTTTTTGCTGTTCTCGTCAATAACAATTTCATTCTCGACTTCCGCACAACTAAACGAATACACTTTATTATCTTCACGGTCAATAACGCCGATAGACGTATCGGTAATATCAACAAGCACATACTTTGCAACAGTTTCTCCAAGCACATTCTGGTATGTATACTCTGAAAGTTTTGCAATAACCTTAGACTTGTCCATCTGTATTTCCTCCTTTTCTGATTTGTTAGTATCGGATTTTTGATATTTATTGTAAATATTTAGTATTTCATCTACTTCTTTTCTAAAATCCTCAATTTGATAGTGTCTACCTATACGTGCACTTTCAAAACAAGGCTCAACGTCTGACCCTAAAATACAAGCTCCAGTATACACAAAATCTTCTATAACTAAAAAACCGTCATCATCATAATTTGATTTACGAATATTTATCTCCATGGATTGCGGATAATCCTTTTCAAGCAGTTCTTTTGTTTCTTTAAACCTCTCAGTCCAAACAACACAACCCTTTAATTGCAAATACTTATGCTTTGTATGACCGTCTTTTTCAGTTATAAATACCCACTTAGCATTTTCTACAGCTTCTTTAGTAATAACACCATATGCTTTTGTGGTTTGCTCAAATTTAACTCCATTACTATCAACGATAATCTTACCTCCGTGAGTTCCGAAGTCTTCTGTACCATCGTCTTTAATAATCCGTTCTCCAATAATAGGGCAATAACACAATGAATAAAGCGATTTTTCAATCGCGCATTCGCTAATTTTGCTTTTATTCCTATTTTTATCTGCGTAACACAATAAAATATCCACTAATGAAAATTGGTCATTAATTTTATTAATAGAGTTAGGAGTTATCTGAATGTTCATTTCATATCTTACAATAGAATTTTCCAACTGTTTATTTCCTCCTTTCTCAAAAAAATAAATCTTTATTTATAAAAAAATCCTGATTAGAAAAATTGATTTTTAAACAATTCTCTAATTCAGGAGTTTTTACAAATTGATAAAACTTTTCTTTGTTTGAAATTGGTGAAATACAAGTAAATCCTTTTTGTATTAATTCATTAGCTTTTACATAGTCTAATATACAAATTATCTCCAAATAAATATTCACCACCTATCAAATACGGTTATCTTTGTCATTCGTATTGTTTTCACGAGTGATTTCTCCGCTCGCCGTTAAATCTACCTCGTCAACTGTCGGTCTGCCAGCACCTTCGCTATCTCCTGAAGCAGTGTAGCTTGTTTTAAGCGGTTGCCAAGTATCGAAAATATCATTCAAAAGATTATTTTCAACAATGCTATTTCCAAGCATTGTAGCAGGACTTAATCCATTTGCAGCACACAGTCTTGATTTATTTGGTAAACCGTTTTGAGCCATTTGCAATTCCATTTTTTTTACTTCATCTGAATTAAAAATAGTCATATTTAAAATTTTATATACAAACTCATAGTTAGAATATATATAATTTCTTAACTTCATTTGCAAACTTATCCAGTTTTCTAACATACGATAAATCCTGAATATATCACCGCTATCATTAAGTACAGATAATTTTAATTCGCTACCACTCGAAGCCCCCGACATCAACGCTTCAGATACGCCGACATTTTTAAAAGCCCAAGAAATAGAGTCACTTACCGTATCTCTGTTATCAGAATTGTTTGAGGAAAATTCCTCTGTTTTCATATCAAACGGGGTGGTTACAACGCCGATATTGTTTTGTACAGTATTCAATACAATATCAGTAAAAACAGTAATTAACTTATCGTCCATTGTAACTTCGCCCTCTTTAGTAGGGATTTTCATAGTAAGGATTTTATAAGCGTCATTAATACTTTGAGCTTTGGCTAACTCCTTGTATTCGTCAATAAGGAGAATATCAAGTATCATTGTAAAAAATGGGGGATAGGGGAATAAGAAGTCGTTATTATATTTAATACACAACGAGTTCTCCCAAGGTATTTTAACCTTGCCTATCTGGTTTAATTTGATATTTTCTTTAGACTGCTTTTGCTTTTCCCATTCAGATAGAATGATGTTTTGAAGTTCTATAGGAAAACTACTTAACATTTTACCCGACATTAATCCCACGTTTATATAAAATTCATAAACATTTCCATTAACTAATGAACTTATACCACAAATAGTAGGGTCAAGATAATAGTATGATATATCATAAGGGGTCTCCGTAACAAAAGCGTAACAAATGTCGTTTCTGTACATTCGCCTAAGAATGTTGTGAATTTCGTTTTTAAGGCGGTACTTTTCAGATTGTGCTGAAAACTTAATATAGTCTTCTTTGAACCTATCCTTTTTATGAGTAAATGCTTGTGGTTTTAATACTCTTGTGTCAACCGTATAATTTACCATTGACTGATTAACAAAATAATCTATAAGACGTTTATAGTAACCCGATTTAAGATAGATATAGTCACTTAAATCAAGTATCTTTTTACCGTATCTTTCGGGGTATTCTGCCATATGTAATATCGTGTCGCGCGTATATCCACATATTGTAAATTTATTCCCGTTATACCCAAATATTTTATTATATTGAAGTTCAGTTAAAACCAATCTTTTAAATGCTTGATAATCAAACTTCTTCTCTTTTTGAGTATTGTTAGAAACAAAATCCTCAAAATTTTGTTTGTCTGCTTCATATAAAGAATTTACATCACTTACATCGCTATTAATATTCTCACCCCCTACTTATTATCTATTTCTTGTTATGGACGGTTTACGGCAAAGTTTAGAATAATCTATTGAAGATTGTACTTTTGGCGTAGTTATTAAATCTTCGCGCCTCAGTTTTGCAAGAGCATATGCTCCCATCGCCAAGGTATCATTCTGTTACTTTTATAACTAATCAACATATTTCCATATAAACCCTTTGTAAATTGTATTTTTATTACAAGCATTAGATATAGATTTCTTATTAAACCCTGTATGATTACAAGAATCACGTATTGATTTATAAATATATATCAGATTGTCACTGGTATCGTATTGTGCAACTTTTTGTGTTCGTTTTACTTTAATCTTAGTATAATCATAATTGTCTATTGGTTTTCCGTTATTGTCTACAAACAACCAAATAAACCCTTTATAAGAGTTTCTTTTATGGTTACAAACTTGACTAATACTTCCACTTGAATTTGGAAATTCTTTTGAGATACTATGAATACTATCCCAAATTTTTATAAGATTAAAATTTGAATCAAATTGTCCAACTTTTTTAGGTATTGATATACTTTTTATAAGATAATAATTATAATCTATATTGTCAAAATCTTCTTTATACACCCACACAAATCCTTTTACCGATTTAACATTATTCTTTTTCTGGCAACAATTAATTATAGCATTTTTATATACACCCAATGTTTTTGATGCCTGAGAAGCACTCTCCCATTCTTTTACTATGTTTAAATCCATATCTAACTGAATTACAACTTTAGGATTACGAGAACTTATCATTTTTGCAATTTCAGATTGTGTATGTTTATAACCTCTACACCCTATATCTCCTGAAGTTTGATTGTACCCATTATTAAAAGAGTCGTAAAACTTTATCCAGTAAATCTCTCTTTCATTTAATAATTCAATATCACAATATTCAAGAATAATAAACTCAAAATTCTCAATTCCATATTTATTCCAAGCATTTTGCAAATGTGTGTTATGGTGTTTGTTTTTTAATAATTCGTTTTTATGTCTATAAAACCTATTTTTAATACTATACGTTTGACCTATATATCTTTTTTTATTTATCTTATTCAATATGCAATATATACCAGAATCATCTGCAATATTTTTTCTGTAATAAGTTGTTATATATTCTCACCTTCTTTTAATTTAAAGTAAGAAATATATTGATTAGCGATTTGGGTTCTTCCAAGAATGTCTTTACATTCGACCCAAATTCTGCAATTTTATTATTCGATTATAGTTGCAGTTCAGACTATCACATCTACATTTAATTTCCTATGTAGTTTCCTTATTTAGTCGTTCAGGCTGTATTTAAACTTGCCCCCTGTTATCCATCTCTGGAACTTCAAGTCAATTAAAGGAAATTTATTATTAAATAGTTTATGGATTATACTATTCCAGCCCATAATTTTAGGCTTTATCATCGTGCATAACATTCTTTTTATCTTTGGCTAATTCATATTGAACACCGCCATTTGGATTATCATATCTGCACATATATGAAGTTTCCATTTTAAGTAAATTTATATTTACTAACGCAAGTTTTTCATCAAATGACAAATCGTATTTTTCAAATTCACCATTTTTGTTTTCAATCATTATATAATCTTTATTATCATAATCAGTAAACTTAATTAAATTCAAGTTAGCCATTTTCTGTAAAGAGTCAAATATAATCTTTTTAAAGCCTTGCGGGTCAATTAGGTGTACTATCGGCATAGCATTGGTATATTTCTTTCTTGCTGTTTCGTATTGTTTATGCTCTGGGTCAATTATACCACGGTGCTTTACACCATTTTCATCAGTCCAATCATTCATTAACTGGTCGCATACGGCACTAATACCTCCGCCACCTGAACCAGAATCAATATAAAATTCAATGTTTTCCCATTCAGCAGCTCTCTCGCCATTATAATCAATCATTGCCTTTTTAATGATTTTTAACTGCTCTGGCATAGGTAAAGGCGTTTTATTTCTTGAATTTTTATCAACCATAGAAATAACATTTTCAAGTCTTAACCAATACCCATATTCTTTGCTTTGTAGTAATTGAAAGATTGATAAGATTGAACCGTCGTAGTTTCGTGCTGGGTCATAGCAAAATATAAACTTCTTTTTGCCTGTGTCATTATACAACAGTGGGGCTCTTGATTCTGAATTACGAACAAGCACGTCCATTTTTACAACAGAGTTTTGACCGCCGTCTTTACGAAATTGATTGAATAACTCTCTGTTTGCCAATTCAGAGTCTTCCTCTACTGCCTTGTCTATCTGAGCCTGAGTTAAGTGGGATTTAATTTTCTCACCATCAACAGTAGAGAAGTTTACAACTGTGTTAGCATTAATATCACAGACAAAATAGTTTCTATCTCCTAAGAACATTTTTTTAGCAAATGTTACATACTTCTCATAGAATGGGTATGTTACATCTCCCGCACTTGAAGCATACAGCAATTGTAACGGCATTTGAATAGGGTCAAAATAGCTATTCTTTTTTACACCTAATCCGAAGCTTGCGTCAACGTCTGCAAAGTGTTCTGTTGCAGCCATAGCTTCACGGGTTTGCCATGCGGTTTCGTCGTAATAAACCGACCCTCTTTTACCCCTAAGGGCATTTAAGTTTGTAGAAAGAGTAAGCAAACTTGAATCGTTGTAAAGTTTAAAACAGTGTCCAGCAGGATTATGTGAAAATCCTGTATCATTGTTTGGAGATTTTTCAACCTCCGCTGCAAAAATATCTGTAACAGTCTTAAATGAAGGAATGCGCTGTAAAGCTAAATCTTCTATTTTTTTAAAGCAATCTATTGATTGCAAAAGTGAATTTGCAGAAACAAAAACATCATAATTAGGTATTAAAACCATTTTAGTTTGCAAATATACCGCAGCTAATGTTGTTTTGCCCGTTCCTCTTGAGCATAACCACAAAACAAATGGTTTATCCCAAGACTCCATAAAGCACCATTTTTGATAATCAATCAATTTAATTCCGTAAAATTCTTCAGCAAACCGTACCGGGTCTTTACGTCCCCAATTAATTATTTTATCAAATTTAGAATATTCCTCTAATTTTCTTTGGCTAAATTCTTTATCAGTAGTAGGTATATAGTATTCCATATCATTTACCTACCTTTTTTCTTAGAATTTTCCAAATCAATTATTTTGTTTTTTAACATACGGTTTTCTTCACTTAGTTTATCTGTTTCTGATTCAAGGTTTTGAATAATTTCTCGCTGTTCCTTAATCATATCTGAATAATCATTGGAATCTAAACTTAATTGTTCTAAAATACTTTGATTGCTTAAATCGGCAATTTGTTTCATACATTCAGATGTTCTTATATCAAATAAATTTACCTTAATAGCCTCATATCCATCAGCAAACATTTCTTTCATTTTGTAAGACAAGGTGTTTTTGCCGGAACCTTTATTATCATTGAATGTTGTTGAAAGTTTATTGTCTTCTGCCATTTTAGCGATACTGTCCTGTAATTGCTTTTTTGTAGTTGACCACTCTTTAATGCGTTTTTCGTTGGGAGAGGATGCGAGTAATTCTTGATTTAACATCTCATCTATTTTTCTTACTTGCAATTGATTTTGAGTTATTTGTATACTGCATTGAATTTTATGTCCGTCATCTTTAATACCATCAATATCACAATACCCTGCAAGAATATTAAAACAATATTTTCTGTCCGAATCTGTCATATTACAGCCATCAAACGGGTCATATCCCACGACAGAAATGGCATAGTTCATATTCTGCTTATCTTTTTTATTCCAACGGCTTTCAACCTCTTCTTTAATTTCTCTATCTGTCTTTAAAAGTTCTCCCTCTGTTAGACACGTCGAAAAATTCTTATATTGATATTGCTTCATTTGCATTTGTCTCAAATATAGTCCTACATTAAAAAATGAATTGTTATCAATAATACTTTGATACAATGATCCGTAAAATGGCACATCTAATAATGCACAACATATTATTAATGCGGTTTTTTCTCCGAATCTATTTGTGTATTCATCCATAAGTTTTTGAGTACATTCTTTACAAAACAATACCTTTTTGTTTGTGTCATTCCAAACCTTACTCCATTTACTTGTAAAAAATTCATCTTCGATTTTAGTCTTACCGCAGCAATGACAAATATATTTTGTCTTTTCAATAGAAGGTGTTTCTGCCACTTTAGCCTTACGAGCCATTATGCCGCCTCCCCTTGTATTTGATAAACATAATCAACAAAATCTTCATTTATATTAATAGTTAGGTTATTTTTATCAAACCATTCTGTAAATTCTCCGTTTTTTATTCTTTTGACAAAATTCAGAAAATCATCATATGTTGTTTCTGTATATCCATATGTATCATGAAATAATTTGTGGACATCCTTGTTTAAAGGTGCGCCATACCCATAAAAACTATGTAATATTTTTATTTCATTTATATTGTGACTATGAGTAAAACTTTTAAAAGATAATTTAAAAATCATTTTACATTTATTACATTGATATTCAACTTTTGGAATTGAGTTCAATTGTAAATCTTCAACTTTTATTTTAATAATATCGTTTGATTTGCAGTTATAACCCAAATTTCTATAATACTTTAGCGACCTTGTATTTACTTTGTAATCTACTTCTTTTGTTAATAACATTTTATCTTTCTCCAATCCTTTCTCCTTATTTGAATATTAAATACAAAAGAGGACAGGGGAGAAAGATACCTGTCCTCAACTCATAATTAGCTACATTATGAGTTTTGTATTTTGGGAGTATTCTCCGCCTCGTGAAGCCTTGAATACAAATATAACCCTCTATAAAAGCAGAGGGTTAAAAATCAATATTTTTATTTACTTTGAAAATCCAAACATTTCGTCAATCATATCCTCATCGTGATTTTTAAGATAGCCCGATGTAGTGTTTATTTCACTATGATGTGCCACTAATTTACAGGCTTCAATATCAAATTTCTTAACATTACCATTATCATCTACTATTCTCGTGTCCTGTCCGCTAATAAGCACCTCTAAACGAGAATGACGGATTGAGTGAGGAAATATCTCCACAGTCTCTCCACGTATTTCAGATAAAATTTTAGAACATTTTACAATTCGATTATACAGTGTATCCTTGTCTATTTCAGACTTTACACCATTTACCTCTTTATACCACAGGCTTTTTATATCGTCCTCTCCGCGCTTTTCAAGATACTGACGTATAAGTTCCTTAGTGTCATCAAGGTATATTAACGGAAATCTTTTACCTCTTTTACCAACTACAATATTTGTTTTGTTGCCGTCAAGAAGTCCTTCTTTTTCAATCTGATATATTTCATTACGCCGTCCTGCACTATCAAAAGATATACTCCAAAGTACGGCAGTCTGTAAATCTCCCATTTCAACAAGTTTGTTTCTTACAGCAATAAACTCGTCAAATGTAAAGAAAAAGTTATCCTCATTAGTTTTAACTTTGGTTCTCGGTATGCCTTTGACTTTTTTAGCGGTATTAATTTCATAGTTATATTCGTCGTCGTTTTCGCAATAATCCAACATAGAATTAACAGTAGCTTTCATACGGTTTGCACGATTAGGTGACATCTGACAATCTTCCGTAAGCCAAAGGCTAAAATTTCTAAAGTCTTTTTTTGACAGTTCAAGGATAGATTTATTGTTGTGATGTTTTAATATGTAAATAAAGACAATACGAGCGTCTTGAAAATACGCATCAATAGTAGACTTTGCTTTCTTTTGCTGTTTGTATTCAGCTAAAAAATCTTCTAGAATATCTTTATTTTCTTGATTGACTTGTTCCCACAGTTCTGGGGTGTAAATTCTGTTATAAACACCTCTACTTCTTGCCACTCGTATTGCTCCTTTCGTTTAAATTTAAGATATTTTCTTTCGGAATAATCCTATTCAAGTTGTGGTAAATATCTAAACCCTTATATAGCTATTTGCAATACAGCATCTTGAAACTACATTGCACGTCAACACTATAAGCAGATACTCAAGTTGCCTGCTAACAATATTTGAATCTTCATAAAATGTGGATTTTGTTTTTTTACGGGGCTACAAAATCCCTTAAACCATACCCGTCAAGCGTTACACTCTATAAAATCATATAGTCGGGCGTTACACCCTCAGTTGGTTGCGAGAGGGAAGACTTGCACTTCCAACCTCAAGCTTATGGGGCTTGTGAGCTACTTTTGCTCTACTCCGCAATAACCGTCCACTAAGGCAGACGGTAATATTAGTCAGCCACTATTGCAGCCAACGGCATTATAACACCCTCACTGGGTCACTTGTAAACAGAGGTGCGCGAGGTTTTATTCTAATTAATCTTCAATATCAAACAATACCACATTGTCATAACTCTTGACAAATTTTGAATATGTATCAACCTTTACTCCCGCAGAAACAAGCACAATACTGTCATCGCCTATACTTATAAGCCGATCGTCATTATATGCAGGTGAAACCAATATCTCGTTTTCATCAAATCGACACAAACTAAAATAATATTCTCTGTCATACCCGCTTATATTGGGTTTCGCCCATTCAATAGAAACAGGCTTAAATTTACCCGTAGATAAAAACACGGTTAAAAAATCTTGAACCTCGTCTACAGTAAGTACAAAATCAATATCTTTGTTTCCATCGTCAAAACTTTTGGTAATATCGTATACAAGTTCCTCCAAGGAGACGAATTTATATTCTTTTTTAAATAAGTCCGTAATTATTCCTCCAGCATATTTTTAAATTTTGGCGATATTTTTATTCTCACCAATCGTTTATCTTTTGTTTTAATTTTCTGCTGATTACGCGGGTTACGCCGTTCTCCGCCAATACGAGTTATTATCTCCGCGCTGGCGAAACCCCGAATATCCAACTTACCGTGTTCTGAAACCGCAGACTTAAATGTGTTTATAAACTGTTTTATTTGATATTCGGACTCAGCATTTGACGTGCCGTTTATTTTAGACCAGTATTCAATAAATTCGGCTGTATTCAATAATATCAATCCTTTACGTTAAATTTATATCATAATTACAAACCAAACCATTTTCATCTATGACAGACAAAACAGTTTCAGGCGATGTATTGAACCCCTTGTCAATAGCGTAGTTGTCCACTCCAGACCAACACCCTGCCGAAATAACTTTTGTTTTATAGACAGTTTCCATAGAGTTTGTATGGCGGTGCCCTAAATATACTAATTTTGGACACACTCCGTACTGCATTGTTAGTTTTTGCACTACATTTTGAGGAGTATGTTTATCTCCGTGTACTGCAAAAACAGTATTATGCTTAACGGTAAACATTGCAACACTCTCATCAATTGTATTTTTACAACAGTACACATTCTCAACATTTTGTAAGACCGCCCCAATATATGGAATAAGCAAGTTATCAAGATTTTCACCCTTTAAGCTTGCTTCTTTTTTAGCAACTATTCTACTATGATTACCAGGCGTAACATACACATTAACCTTATTAAAATGTTTTGACAACTCTGTAATAAAATCACAAATCATCTTAGACACAGTGAGAAACTGCTCAATAATATTCTGATTATTCTCACACCGCAGATTTTCGTGTATAAGACCGCTCACAACTTCCGACAGTATCACATTTATATTTTCGGAACGGTGCCTGTCTTGAATTTGTATAACTTTATTCAAACATCTCTTAAAACGTTCCGCGAGAACATCTTCGTTAAAAAAGTTAAGCCAATGTTCAACCTCTGTTCCACAGTGTAAATCCGACACGAGTAATACCATATCGGTATCGGACTCATATGTATTGGCGGGAACGTACTCTAAGCCTTTAGGAGCATATTCAGAAAATATTCTCTTAACTAAATCAACATAAGACTCTTTCCGTGCCTCCTGTCTGATAGTGCGGTTATACTCGTTACGTTCATCTCTAAGCTTAATTTTCTCTTTTTCGAGTTCTCTGCGCTGCTCTTTTATCTCATCAAGCAGTGAAGTATTAGTCCTATCTAATGTTCCGTTGAATATCTTATTATAAGACTGAAACATATTTCTGTACGTGTTTGGTCTGTAGTTGTAACCGGTTATTTCATTTAAAACCCTGCAAACATCATCCCAACTTCCAATAATATCTTTTTGGTTACATATCCTTACAATAAGAGCTTGGTCGCTCTCGCCCTCTAATCTTTTGTATTCCGACAATCAGTTCACTCCTCGCTAATGGGTTCAACCGTGTCTTCCGAGGATATACTTATAGACAAGTCGGAACTACCGTCAAGACCGTCAAGGATTTCAGATAAATCATAATCCTTACTCTCGTCTTTAATTATCTCTGTAATAGTATACTTGCCATCCTCTTTTGTAAGAGTTGCCTTGCTAAATTTAATAGAAATGGTTTTCTTTGCCAAATATATCTCTCCATTCATTAATTATATTTTTTACGAAAATCGTCTAAAGCCTTTAATACCTTATGTGTTTCCTCAACATAATATTTCCCTCTTGATTTACCGTTGTTTTTTAACAGGCAAGTTCTCTGTACTTTTGCTTTTTTTAAATTTGCGCGTAAGTATTCTGCTTCGTCCTTAGTAATTTGAATCAATTACTTGATCGCTCCTTTAATTTAAAATTATAAAAACGGACTGCTTTTACACAGTCCGTAATTTATCTTTGTGAAAATCTAAAATGAAAACTTCAAATGAAAATCTCAAATGAAACACATTATTAGTATTCATATATTATAATTTTGCTTTTTCAAAAATTTCATTATACAAATTTTCAATATTATTTTTAACAAGGACGTAGTCACCCTTATTTTCAATTGGCACTAAAATTTTCAAATTCATAGTATTACTTTTTACATTGCTATCCCAAGAGTAAGTTTTAGATGTTTCGACTTTTTTTATGTACTCAAAATCAATTAGTTCTTTAATATATCTGCCACTCATATTACCGCGATTAATATTGAGCCAATTTGATAACGCCAATGCCGAAACATTAAATTCGTTATCTCTATCAGCAGATAATTTAGCGTAACAAAGTATTGCTAATGCGACTTTTCGACACTGAACGCTATCAAATCTACGAACAATTTCATCAATATCACCATGACTGATTTTTACTACAGATTCATCTCCGCGCAATCTATGCTTATCTTCAAGAGCCTGATATATAATGCTGTTTACATTATATTTTATGTATATATTGTATTTCTGTCCCCATTCAAAAATTTTTTCGCGAATTTCAACATTACTCAATCCTTGTTGTTTGTACCACTTTGCAAGCATAAAGCAAGTCCTGTATAAACATTTCTTGTTGATATTTTTGCCGTCAAGATATTCCTGAACCTCTAAAATTTCATTAATCAATTTAACATTCCTCCATTTTTATGTTCAGTTCCCGATATGGACTGAAGATAACATGCTGTATTTTCGACCTAAGTATTCAAATTCTCCATTTGGATTTCTGCAAGGCAGCTTAATGGGTATCTGTTTAATATTTTCAACAACACCACTTCCCGTAATCTTCCACATAAATTTCTTACTCTTATTAGGATAGTCTCTATAACATAACAGAACAGCGTAATTTGCAGCTTCTCTTACGGGACAAATCTTTAAACATTTGTTTCTATATAAGTTATAATAATATTCCCAATTTATCTCCAATCCTTGTTCTTGTTTTAATTCATACTCGTTTAGTTTAAGTTCCTTCATCTCTTTACAGAAATTAAGATAAACATTTTTTATTTGATTATAATTTTCTTTAGAGTACGGAATTGAAGAATCAACCATAATATTATAATCAAATTCTTTATATGTACGCTTCCAACGAAATTCGCGTTCCCACTTTTCGATTTCCCAACACAGTCTATTCATATTACTATGTGCTTTAGAGAATTTTTTCATCTTGCTGTAATAGTCTCCCGCATACTTCATAAAATAGGGGAGTGGCTTGCCGTACTTAGCAATATTACGAGGAATATTAAAAACAACCCCCGTCTTAGCCGAATCTATAGCCTTGCCGTTTATTACAGACAACAATCCTACATATTTTTCATAAAGTTCTTTTTGCTCTTGTGATTTTGGGCATTTATTATGATAACCCGTGGCGCAGTTACTCGTTTCTCCTATAAGGCTATTCATACCCCGTAAAACTACATTAACCTTATTTTCTTGTGTATCTGCTTCCGCAAGAGCTGTTATTTTATCTTCAATATCAATAACAATAGCAGTATTTTTATCAACTCCACCCATCATTATTTCATTATCTACCACTAAAGCCAAATCCCCATCATGATCGGCACCATTAAGCCTTTGTGGGGTAATACTTTTACAGTTTATCATACACACATTAGCAAGATGTCCGCAATATTTATCTGTCAAATTATTATGTACAGCTTTTAAGATAACGTGTTCAGACTTACATATGTGCGGATTACGTTCAATAAGTCTGTCCCCCTCAAAAACTCCGTTGGAATTAAAACTGAAAAATTCATCTTCTTTAAGACACCCGTTAAGTTCAAGTCCTCCGATATGTTCCATAAGCATTATTAGATCGGGAGCAAGGAATTTAAACGAGGCGTTTAACAAAAGTTTACCGCACTTCATTTCGTTAATTTTCTTTTTAACCAAAGAAATCAAGTGATTTCTTACTCCATACTCTTTAAGCATATCGGGATTTTTTAACAGTGCCTTAATATAAATGTCAGTCGTATTGTGACTATCGCAAAATAAACCCAAGAAGCAATATGTATAAAAAATATCGTTGTCAATTATTTTTTGCGCCCATTCTATAGAATCGTGTGCCAATAATGCAAACTTCTCATACGGCAAATTCAAATCCTGCAATATCTGATAGTTACCACGAGTATACAGCGGTTCCTCGTCAATCGAATAATTCCACTTAGCAATACCTATGCAATGCTTGTATCTTTTAAACATTTCCCAATAATGTTCCCAATCACGTATGTCTCCATAGCGCTTAAAGTATTTATATCCTTTATACATACTTTCACACATAATTATCATAGGCTCGGCATTTTCAGCAACATTATGGTCTATACCCCATATATCAGTTATATTAGCAACCCCACGTTCTTTAAAAAACTCAACGTAATCCATTTCGTGGATAACACCCTTTATATACGGCGCACGAATTATTACAGATGTCAACCCCTCCGACACATTAAGACACTCTCTTATAGTTTGCATTATAATAGGGTGAGCAATGCCACAACCGTCAAAAGCATTTATCTCTATATCTTTAGTAGTTTCGGCAATATCTTTCTGTACCCATTTTCGGTTATTTCCCGACTTATCTATAAATTCCGTTTCCTTGTCATAAACATATTTTATACGTTGATTAGGTATAATACGATAGCAGTCCGGAACTACAACTATCTTGGGTATCCAATTTTCAACACAATGACAAGAGCTTAACATAAGTCCTCTGTACGCATAGTATTTAGAAAGAACCGTAGTATCAAACTCAACCCCCATTGTTACTTTCTCATCAAGATATTCATAAATACTTTCGTCAACGAAGCTCAAAATAGAAGTCCTAACCATTGAAGCCGACCGTTCTCCAAACACAAAATGGCTATTACCTATATTAAAACCATTGATAACTATAGACCTTAATTCCGATTCGTAACTTTTACCTCCTTTACAATCAACAAATACAACATACTTATTAAATTTATCCGTGTTTCCTGTAATTAGACGTATCTGCCTAAACAGCATATTATCTTGTTGATTAATATAATATTGCTTCTCATCATCAGGGGATAACCGAATATCAAACTCATTGTCAATAATGAATTTGAGGGAAAATTTTCTCACTGTGTATAATGGCGGTGAATACAATTTATCACACTCCTACTATTCAAATATATTTATCCCACCCAACCACCCGCACTATTTAGCAATCATATTCTTGTTCTTTTGCTCTTCTCCGACTCTCCGCTCTTTCATCTGCTATATTTTTAAGTCCTCCGCAACCCTCTTTGGGTTCCCACGCCTCTATGAAATCAATAACCCTTTGATAGTCGCCTTTTTTTGTACGAGATATTTTACTTCCTAATCCTGCATATGTACGAGCGTTTGTATACAACCGTGAAATAAAAGTTTTCATATATTTATGTATTTCATCGTTATCAAAATCTAATATCTCACAGACTCTACGCCGTGCGGTTTCTATAATATTTTCCTGCTGGGTTGTTGTAACCTCTTCATTTAATTTCAATTGGTTTATATCATCTTTAATTCCACGCATATCAGACTGTAAAACATTAACCGAATTTACTACAAGACCAAGCTGCTGCGATACTTGATTGGTAGTGGCTGCACCTTGCCCTACGATATTTATAAGTGTTTGCATATCGTAATTGTCATTGATATTATTATTGTTTTTATCCAAGAAATTTTTCATAATTTATGTTTACTCCTATCTTATTCAATATTTGTAAGAATGTTGTCAGCCCAAGCTTTCACTATAGACACAGCCTTTATATAAGCTTTCTTTTCATTGTCGGGAAGTTGTTCAAGTTTATCTCCCAAATAAGCTAATCCGCCAACATCCTTAATAAACAAATCAATTTTACCACAAAAGAAAATAGCGTCATCTATAATTTTGTTTTGTGCTTGTTTTTGTATACTCCGTTCTTTTTCAAATTTAATCTGAGCCTTTAATTCATTCAATTCTTCACACTTAGAATTATATTCATCTCTTAACCTCCGATTATCTTTTTCGTTTTCTTGTTTAAGCTTAACCAATTTATCATAATCATCAGGTTTGACCTCTACCTCAATTTTCGGACGATTATTTAACTCAGTTTTAAGTTCTGTTATTTGTGCGTTAAGCTCATCAACTTTTTTGAGTTTCAATTCATATCCCGCAATTTGATTATCTTTTTCCATTAGCTGACTTTTGATTTTTTGATACGCCTTATTAGTAGAGAGCTTTCCCTCGTCCCAGTTGGCGAAGTCCTCGGGAGTAAGTTGCGATTGATTATCAACTATGTATTTTTCCTTACGATATGTATTACTACTTCCTATACCAACTTTTTCAGCAACAATATCTCTTGTCTTGCCACCCTGTGGAGAATTCTCCACAGGGTCTGATTTACCACATTTCATACGCTCTTCTGCTTTTAAACTCTCAACCTTTTCAAGCCGACGCGCATATTCAATCCTCTCTGCCTTAGAGAAGTCTTTGCGGACTTCATTCTCACTTATCTCGATATTCAACTTCTGTTCATCACTCAAAGAACTCCACGTCCGCACCTCAATTTGCTTATACCCAAGTGAACGCATAGCTCTTAATCGTCTTTCTCCCGTAAGTAATGTAAAAGTCCCATCATTTTCAGGAGTAACTACAGGCGGATTTATCAATCCGTTTGCCTTAATATCGTCTGCTAGTTCCTGAATGTTTCCGAAGTCTTTACGAATACGGTCTGTCACTTTAATTTTTTCGACATCAATTAACATTTTACTTTAAGTACCTCCAGTTTTTAATAATAGTTTATATTTACTTTTAATGCGCTATCTTTGTCACTCTATATCATCTGCATCACCCTTTTCCAATCCTAAACTTCTAATCAACCGCTCGTTGATTATATTATCAAACAACTCTCTCAGTTCCCCGAAATATTCAACAATTTCAATCCCAGATGGAACACCGTCAATATCAGGGAATTGATTTAAATATTCTTCTTTGTAATCGGCAATATTCTTACCATATATTAATTTCATATCAAAATAGATTTGACCGTAAATCTTTTTAATACCTTCGTTTGTATCTAAATTTTGCATTGTATTTAAATTATGTATGTAAGCAAGAACTTTAGCTTTTTTCGCTGTTTTAGCTCTCCACCTCGAATAATGAAAAGAACATCTTGACCGCTGTGCAACCGCGCGTTCTATTTCTTTAACCGACGCAGAGATTTCATTTACAGTATCAACTACCTCCTTTGATATAGTATTGCTGCTATTCTGAATAGATTCTGCAATCAGATCGTCAATAACTCCCCACACCCAATCCATAAACTTGTCGGCAACAGGCTGACGCGACCAACGGCAGATTTCCATTACTCCTTTGTGAGAGTAGAATGTACGTTCTTGAATACTGCCATTTGAGTCGATACCCCCAGTTTGGGGGTGGCGACTTTCAAAACTATCTTCATTTTGAGAGGAGCGACTTATTTCACTTTTAATAATACAACTAAATCTATCCAATCTATCCTTATGTTTTAAATGGATTTTTTGAATAGCCTTTTGAGGATTACTATACCCTAACGCCCTACCTATCTGTTCTCTTGTAATAAAATACTCCTCGTTTACATCTTTCCAGAAATCGCAGGGTATACCGTTCTCGACAACGCCGTCCTCAAAATTTTCTGTGGTAATAAGTTTAAGATTGTTCATACTATAAATCCTTTTTTCTTAAATTTTGTATTAATAATATTATTTTTCTTTTATTATAACACATTTATTTTTACTTGTCAACACTTAACCAAAAGCTTTTGTACTTATCCTCGTATTTAAGACTTAATAAGTAATCAGCCAGTTCCTTTTGTGCTTCAAGGTAACTCTCGTCATACCGAAACCCCTTAACCTTACCATTACAAATATCCCCCACAGTCTCGCCCTGATACTTCTCATACTTAGAATCAACTTGACCGTTAATATCCTCAATAAGCAGCTTGTTAAACTGTTCTCGCTGCATACTCGGAGATAACCCTCTAATATCCTCTGCCGACAAATGTTGTGCGTCCTCACAGTCCAACACAGATATTAATATATGCGTATAAAATCCCTTCCACTCATACTCATCATTAAGACGTTTGTTAACTTCATCATAAAATTCTTTGGTTTTATACCGCAGGTTTACTTGTGCAATATTATTATAGCCCCACTCATCCAATACTTTTTGAAACATATCTTCAATAATACCTTCCTGATAAGGGAGAGCAGTAATACTATCGCCATTCTCTAAATCATATCCATCGTCAGCTGTTATTATAATTTTCTTGCGATAGTGTATAAGCTTTCGCTTCTCCATACTGTCCAATGTATTGTATAATATTTTAGAGAATTTGTTCTCTACTCTCTGATGAAAATGGTTAATGTTGAACTTTGAGATTTTATGTCCCATATCATCTTGTATAGCTTCCACACAGTTATCATATGTCACCTTGTCATAATTTTCATTAACCATACCAAGCACCTTATACAGTCCTCTTTTGGTAATCTCAAGCATATTATCCTCACAAACTGACACGTACCGTAATAGTAGCAGTTCTATGTATTTGTTATACTTGCCCTCTTTAGTTCTCCGAGCGTCTAATTGTGGTAGGGGAGTATCATATACTTCCGTAACGATAAATTTATATCCTTCCTTCTTAAAATTAAAGTAACGCTGCCAATTTTTTATTTGATATTCTCTATCATTTCCGTTACCCTTACAGGGTTCACAACCTAATAGATTGCACATATCCTTATAATTTTTAGCCGTTGTACCTTTCTGTAATTTTGAAACGTCGACTACATCTTTAAACCCCATAATACCAACCTTTTCTAATAATTGTACTTCTCCATGTATACTGACGTGTGTATATAATTCTCACTACTCAGGAAACGAGAATCCGTAATAGATAAATCCATATGTAAAAATTCCGTTTTCATTAGTATTTTACTTGTCTTTATAGAAAGTTTCCCCGTGTATATGCGTATAACATATTTTTTACTTATATCCCTATACAGGGGGAAACTTTCTTTGAAGCATAGTATTTTACTTATCTTCCTTTAAATCTCAATCCTATAAAGATAATAATGGCGACCAACGGGAGCCAGCCCGCCCGGCAGGGCATAGTATGGACAATCGTCAGTATAAGCAAAATAATACTATTAATTATTATTATAACACATATTCTTAATTTGTCAAGAGGATTCTATAATTATTTTTTTTACTTATAAAACAATTTGTTTATTTTGAATATTTTGGTAAAATATTTTTGTTGCATTCGGAGAGAGGAGGTTTTATCTTATAATTAATCAAATAAACATAAGTGTTTTACTTATGTTTAAATGAATCTCCCATAATGTTGAATCCTTAAAACAAACAGGTTTTCTATTTGTTTTACTGGTTCTTTAGAACAATTTTTGTTCTATTCGGAGAAACATAAGGTTTTTACTATTGTTTATGGTTACAAAAGAACTGTTTTTATATAAAAATTGCATAAAAATGATATTTTAGGTTTGTATAAGATTTAAAAAATCTTAGGATTTTACTTGTGTTTATCGAAGTTTTCCCGAATGACTTCCCGAATGTTTTAATGTGTTTTTGTGTAATGTTTGGTGATAATTTATAATTGGTGCAGGTATCGGTGAGTTGAAATTTTGTAGTGTGAGTGAGAGTGACCAACTATGTATAAATTGGTACTTTTTACCTTGTTGAAAAATGTAAATATACCCCCTCTATCATACCATAAACACAAGTGTTTTTCTTGCACTTATAGTGTATTTGCAAGTAGTATATACTATGCTAACTAAAATCTCAACTACATTTACTATTTATTAAAATATATTTAACATTTAATTAGTATTAATTACCATATTGTTGTTGTGTTATTGTATTATAGTAGCAATACAATTTGCTATTGGTATATTGTAAATATAACTATGGTTCGGCTACATTCATTGTTCTTATATAGGTGCAAACTAAAAATATCATAATTTTATCTTTCATATCAACATTTTGACATATATTATACTAACAAACATCAATTAAACCTATAAATTTAAATAACTTTATACCTCTAAATAATAGCCCTTGTATTGGCTTCTATGCGGCTCGTTACAAGGGCTTTATATTTAAGATATGGGTTTTTATAATATGATATAGTATAACGTCCATTGTGGGGCATTACAGCAGCGTTTACAACTATCTGCATTATAGTTTACCTTTTATCCTCTATAATATCAATAGCAAGCTTTAAAAAGTCAGCTTTGCTAATACCCATATCGGTACAGTAGTTATTTATGCGCTCTGCAACATCAGGCTTTAAATTAGTTTGAAACTTTTTATAGTGTTCTTTTTGGTATCTATCATTATATTCACGCTGATTAAATGTTTTTTGGCGTTCTATATTCCTTCTATCCATTTATTTACATCTCCATTTCTAACAAATAATTCATAATATAAATACAAAATATACATTGACAACATACTAATCCATATGTTACAATATAGACACAATAAGGATTAAGACAAATGAAGAACCCTAAAAACAAAATAGGCTTTACACCTTTTTTATTGGTTTTTTAACGCCTCGATAGCACGCTTTAAAAATTCGGGTTTACTAATATTTAAATCTTTGCAATATGCAGTAATATCTTCCCACAAATCGGGCTTAATATCGGCAACAAATTTTTTATAGTGTTCTTTGGCAAAATCATTTTTGTATTTAGTTGCATTGAATTTATCTGACATTGCAAATCACCTCAATTAATGAATAATTCATAATATAAATACAGAATATACATTGACATCACGTAAAAGATGTTGTATAATATAGACAAGATAAAGGAAAACAAACCCCACAAACCAAATCTTACAAACATTATACCGCACCAGACCGAAAAAGTCAAGCGATAAATTTAAAGAAAAGGAAGTAAAAAAGTATGAAAACAGAAAAAAATATTATATTAGAGCTTACCAGAAATGAACTAATTGTATTAAAAACTGCTTTATACTGGAGTTCAATTAGTACCGAAAATGAACAAAATAAAAAAGAAATTAACCAAATACTCAACAAATTAGAATAACAAAACCCCTGAAGAGTCTTTGAAAATTAAGACGAAATGCCCACAAAAGGGCATCGGGTTAAACTCCCACAACATAGTCAAATCATTAGTCAGACTTTGCGCCGTCCTCTTTAGGATATGCAGCCCGATTAAGCATATTGATTAAACCGTGCAGAGGTTAAACCCAATTGACGGGAATAAAGAAAAATTTACCGATGATAAAGTAAATTATAATATGATAACTTATGTAATCAACATAACATACATAAGTAATACAGTTTAATTCAATCGGGCATCCCACCCCACCAAGGACGTAGTTATCAACGTTGTGCAGTGAGCCAAGGTAATTGTATAATTGTCAAAGCTCTTAATTGAGGAGGAAACGCCAAGCCGAAAAATTCGAGGAACGGCAAGCGATTCATGTAGTAAGCTGCGGGTACGTGTCAAAGAGGAATTAAACCCAGTCGCGATCGAGGACAAGCGACTATAAACAGTAGAAATACTGAAGCATTAATTGCCGTCCTGCCGGGCATATCTGTATTTTACAATATTGTAAAATGTGATACAGGTTTTGAAATAAACTTTCCTCGAGAGCTTAAAAACAAAACCGCCGATTAAAAGTATTAAACAGATAAAACAGTTATTAGTTTAATAATAACAGCTTTGACGGTATGCTTTAAAACCGTCACCACATCAAACGGCATAAAAACCGCTTGACAAACATAAATAACTTAAGTAAAATTAAATTATTGAGGTATAATATTATGAAAACTATTAATGAAATTATTGAAGCCATTAACAACGAGAACGCACGGAGCGCATGGAACAAAGGCGTTAAAGAATATGCCGTTATGATAATAGAAAATTTTAACGACGAAGATTTTAAAGACGTGTCAACTCGTGAAGAGCTTAAGAAAATATTACTTAATGGCGCGGATAACTGGTATCAATATTCATATGGCGGATGCGCCTTGATTGATGATACAGACATAGCGGAAACCATTTGCACGCCTTCGGAGCTTAAACGCAAGAAGGGCGGAGAATTACAGCCTAACCGTTATGAGACCTGGCTTGACGTACAAACAAGAGCATTAAAACAGGCGTTTAACTTAATTTGTCGGAAAGCTTTTTAAAAGCAAAACAACATCAACCATATAAAGATAGTTATAACATACAAACAAACCCCAACCAAACAAGGAGGAACACACAATGAACGAATACATAAGAACAGCAAAGAACTTTTTAAAATCCTGCAACGCGAAAATGTCAATCACATTCAAAAGGTACGGAAAGCACTTTGAAGATGACAAGGACTACAGAAA